CTCTCTTGGATTGTCTTTGAACTTCACAGAAATAGAAATTAATACCAAAGAAGAGATTGGTGGAGGAGGAAGATAACCATGTCGTATATGTTTAAAGATTATCCTCTGTTTGCCTATGATGTTAAAAGGAATGGTCAACAGACTTACATAACTGATCTATCATATAGATTTAAGGTTGATAGACTGTTGAAAGATAGAGCAGTTGTCATGTATGATTATCAGGTACAGGATGGCGAGAGAGCTGATCATATTGCACATAAGTATTATGATGATGCTTCTCTTGATTGGTTAATCTATATGACGAACGATGTGATCGATCCTCAGTTTGATTGGCCTCTTAGCATGGTAAACCTTGAACTGTTTATCAAAGAAAAGTATGGAAGCGCATCAGCAGCTAAAGCAACAGTTCACCACTACGAACATATCCTTCAAGCACAATCTATAGTGCAAGCAGACGAACGAGCATTTTCTGTAGGTGTCAAAGAAAGAACAATCAGAGTAGATAAAGAGACTTTCGATGCGCTGCCTACAGATTCAAGACGAGAGGTCGATAGTTATACCTTCGAAGTACAACAGAATGAAGAGAAGAGTAGAATCAAGATCATAGATGAAAAGTTTGTATCAGGTATCATAACTTCTTATCGTAATGCAGTTATCCAGTTAGGTCACTAATGTCTGATCCACACGAGTTAGCACTATTTGATTTCAATATGCAATTGAGCTCTCCAATTGCAAAGAGTCCTATTGAATTGCATTTGATGGTACTCGAATATAATCTGTATGAAGATATCTTTAGTAACTTTATGAAGATCGAAGTACTGATCAGTGATGCTATTGGACTTATTGATAAGTTTCCAATCATAGGAAACGAAGACCTAATACTAACATATGGACTAGCAGAAGAAGAGATCTTTCAAGAAAAGTTTAAGATCTATAGAGTGTCCAACCGTTCAATAGTAAAAGCAAGACAGCATTCAATTGTTCTTCATGGAATAACTTATGAAGGATACAGAAACAGCATAGATTCAGTTTACAGACCTTACATAGACTATGAGGCAACCAATATTGTCTACGATTTATTCTATGAGCATCTGCAACCATGGTATGCCAACCAAGAATTTAATCTACCGCACAAAGAAATTTTTATGCCGATAAAGTCGTCAAATCAAATTTCTAGAGTGAGTACAGGACAGAATCCAGCACAAGTTATCAATATGATAGCAGCAGAAGCACAGAGTAGTACGTCAAAAGACTATGAAACACCGTCAAATTATCTGTTTTATGAGGACAATAGAAAATTTAACTTCGTTCCTTTAGATTTTTTGATCGCAGAAAAAAACGATGCTGAAATTCCAGAATTTTTTCTTGCAGTTCCTCAAGATAAGGATCAAAACGAAAAAGGCGAAAATAGCGGGGAGAGGAAGCCAGGAGCTTTCCCGAGTAGATCGATTATCAGCTTTAAGTTCGTCGAGCAGTTCGATCATTTGGATTCGGCTCACAGAGGAGCATTCCAGAACGAAGTCAATGTGATCGATCCAATAATGAAACGATTCAAGATGCATCCAATGCAAGGAAGTGATCAGAGAAAGCATCAGTTCAAGTACAACAGAGACTTTGATAACTTAACACATCTACCTTTCAGTGGCTTCAAGATGATATCACCTAACAGCTTCCTAGGAAGAGGTACTAAGCCTGGTGCTACTCATAGACGGATGATGATATCGCAGTTGGATAACGATACTCAGAATTTTGCATTAGATAAGAATCAGCCATACGACTATTACCGGTACCATCCTTACCTAGGTCAGAAGCAGAGAGTGCAGCCAGGTGATCAGATATTCAATCCGAGAGTTCGTCATAAGTACCTACCAGAGTCGATACACGAAAAAGAGAATCTATTCAGTCAGGTAGTAGAGGTGACTGTACCTGGAGATCCTAAACTTACTTGCGGAATGCATATTAGGTTGAAGGTACCGCAGCCTACTATTACGGATGAAGACCATCAGGAGTTCATAAGACTGTTTGGCCAGGAGGCGACCTTCTTGATTACAGCTGTTCGTAATATGTACAAAGGGGATGTCGATGCTTACTATATGGTACTATCATGTAGTGCTGAGTCGTTTGGTGTTCCGCCTGTTGGTAAAAATGTACTGCCTGTGCCCGAAGTTGTGGCTTACGATGGATGATGGACATTAACGATATCAAGATAGGACTGATACAGGGCATGATTGTTCTTGTCCCTTCTTATACTGTCGCTTACTTGACGGAAAAGATGGTGTACACTATTCCTACTCTTGCTGCCGCTACCTTTATAGCAGCTGCTTTGAAACCTACTAACATATCCAAGAAAGTTGATGAGGAATAATCAGTGAAAGTTAAACAAGAATTTTTTGGATTCAACCCTGTGATGTGGATGGGCGTTGTTGAAGATAACGAAGACCCAGTTAAACTTGGCCGAGTTAAAGTTCGCATCTTTGGTTGGCACGCTGGTAACCAGAATCCTAGGAATGTTGGATATGGTGAAAATGGAAACTACCTTGAGGAAATTGCTGTTAGGACTGAAGACCTACCATGGGCTCAAGTGATGCAGCCTGTCAATGCAAGTCCGAATAGTGGTACCGGTGGTCCATTAACTGGTATTCAAAATGGCACTTGGGTGATGGGTATATTCTTAGATGGAGAGATTGCTAGAGAGCCTATGGTGATGGGTTCTATTCCAGGGATCCCAAGTAGAGCGAATCCTAACGATGGTGGAAATCCTACAGAAGGTTTCTATGACCCGAAAGGCATCTATCCTAGAACCGGTGGTAAGAGTTGGGACTTAGATGAACCTGATACAAACAGACTTGCTCGTAATGATGAAGATTACGTACACAACATTATCGACCGTAAATTGAAAAATAAATTTAGTGCTGCTTTTGTTGATGGCAATACACTAGAAGAGCCTTTGTTGAATGAGTGGAATGAATTTAAGTCTAAGTATCCACACAACAAGGTTTGGGAGACTCCTGGCGGTCATATCTTCGAGGTAGATGATACACCTAAATTTAAACGCATTCATATCTTCTGTCAAGATGGCAGCTATATTGAATGGGGTGGTGCTGTTGGTCGAGGTAGTCGGATGGACAGGATCAAAGGCAACTGGTATACGATGATGGATGGAAACCACTACAATGCTGTAGGAGGCGATATCTATACTACAGGACGTCATGTAACGATTGCAGGAAAGTCAATTGTGCTGCAGGGCGAGAGTATAACATTAGATGCACCGGTTATTGTTTCGACCGGAGCTACAAAATCAGGTTCTGTTAAATCTATGACTGGTGTAAGTGGTGTGTTTACATCTGTTGGTGGAAGACTGGTTACTGTAATGAACGGTATCGTAACTAATATAGGGGAAGCGAGTTAAGGAGTATATTATGGGATTAGATTTATCAAACATTACAGCAGACCTTCAGGCCGTAGTTAGATTATCAACAGCGGCCGCTGATGCTATTAAAAAGTTTGAATTACAAGAGGTAACATATAACGTAGTTAACAGCGGGGGTATTGTTGTAGGAACATTTCCGCCCACCGAGAAACCTGATGAAGATAGGCAACGTGCGAATGATCTAGCTGCAGAGTTAGAAGAGTCTATCCCGCAGTTCTCTCCTTATGCAGTAGAATCAGAAAGTGTTATTGAATTCGATCAAGACGGCGACATTAGTCTAGAAGGTTCAACAGTAGGCGAAATATTTCCTACCGAAGAAATCAAAGCAATAAACTTGAGAATACAAAATGAAATCAATTGTGCAAATATTGAAAAAATGATAGAGGACGAACTTAAAACTATCACCGATCAGATAACTGCAAATACAAGCGAGCTCTCTAACATTATGCAGTTAAACACGCTTACTAGTATACCTAGTGATCCATTGAAGATATTGAGCTGGGTACGTAAATTTGTATCGAAGTTTATAGCACCGTATCTAATGACGTTAATTGATATAGCTATACAATTAGCACAGTTTGCAGCAGCAGTTGCTGATCTACAAAATACTATACTTGCCACTAAAGAAAATCTTATAGCATGCGCGGCCGCGAAGCAAGCGGAGATACTTAATAAAACCGTAGGACGCGTTAATGAAATAACAAATAAAATTGAACGAGAGAGGAGTAAAACGATTTTAAGGATTGCTAACATACAAGATGACTTAATGAGAGTAACAGGAAAGAGTCAAAGATGGATTGCTCCGGAAGATCTTCAAGGTGAAATTGACGAAGCTCGTATTGAACAGCAAAAGAGATTCATGGAACGTACGTTGCGTCTATTCGCCGGAGCTCCGTTTGGTAGTTTCGTAAATCTAAATGTTACCGGTGATGGACAAGCAATCACTACAGAAAATGGCCCGGCAGTATTCGTCGCAGCTGGTAACACTCTTTTTTCTAACACCGATGTGAATTCAGATCCTAATCTTGCGTTTGATCGAGCCCAGTTTGCTAACAGTGTTTCTGGCGAGCTTGCAACAGATGCTGCGTTTAGCGACTCCATAGGCAATACCATATTATCAAGTAATAATAAGTTCGCTAGCTCGGTAGGTGATAACATAGCAGCGAATAGTACGATCAGAGAAACCTTTATGACTAACCTAGGAGCGTTCTCAGCGAATGTTTCTATCCCGGGTGCAAACTCAGCTCCGGGTCAGGGTGTTAATGGTAAGTTTGAAATCATTACAGCTAGGGGAACGTCTGATCAAGTTCGCTATCAAGTAGAGAATGGATTAATAGTAAACATTAAGGTAGGGCTACCATAATGATCGAATATGTGCTTTGGCATTTATTTGGTTGGGAAAAAAAGGATATAACAATGAACACTAAAGAACTTTTTGACAGCCACATTAATACATTGGCTACAGAGTATGAAAAATTCCAGAGCGGTAATAAATCTGCAGGTACTAGAGCAAGAAAATCACTGTCTGAGATAGCAAAGTTGTGTAAAGTTCTCAGACAAGAGATACAGAACGAAAAGAACAGCGATAAATAGAATAAAACCGTTCGGAATCCGACATGGCATCTTCTCCACTGCTAAGAGACATTGTATACTCGGATGTTAGTATCACGTTTACTCCACATCCAGTAACTGGTCGTCTACCTGTGCTTTTTAATGCAGAGGCAGTTAAGCGCGCGTTGAAGAATTTATTACTAACTAACTTTGGTGAGAAACCATATGATCCAGAGTACGGTGGTAATTTAAGAGCGCTGCTATTTGAAAATGCTATAGACACTACCTTTAAGGCTACACTAAAGAAAAGGATTGAGCTCGCTATACGTAACCACGAACCGAGAGTAAAGGTGCAGAATGTATCCGTGAATACAGTAACTGACTCTCATACGTGTTTTATCACTATCGTTTTTAGTATTCTTAATGAACGCGATCAGCAATCACTAACCCTAACACTAGATAGAGTACGATAATGGCCAATACCTCTCTCACAGTAACTGACGTAAACTTCGATGGTATAAAAGCTAATCTTAGATCGTTCTTAGAAGGCCAAGCTACTTTCGAAGACTACGACTTTTCAAGTTCTGGTATGCAGGTTATTTTAGATCTGCTCGCTTACAACACATACCATAATTCAATCTATACGAACTTTGCTCATAATGAGATGTTCTTAGATAGCGCTCTTATTAGGGATAATGTAGTATCACATGCTAAGATGCTTGGATACACACCAGTTTCAAGTAGAGGTGCAGAAGCGACTGTTACGTTAACTGTAAACCCACCCGGATCTCCATCTTCCGTAACCATACCAGCTAATACACGTTTCTCTAGTACGCTAGATGGAGTTATCTTTTCGTTTAACACTAAGACAAGTACAGTATTTGATCGTAGTGATTCAGGTACATATTCTGGCTCTGTGGTGTTGCGCGAAGGTGATTATACTCAAGAGTCTTATACGTTCTCATCTGATAGTCAGAGATTCCTTCTGAATAATAACGATGCAGATACTGAGACACTTAAAGTAGAGGTTCAAGCGAGCGTCTCTAATACAGCTACCACAGTTTATGAACTAGCTGATAAACTATTGAACATTACTGGAGATAGTACTGTATACTTTTTGCAAGAGGCTTCAGATTCTAAGTACGAAGTAAAGTTTGGTGATGGTGTGTTAGGTAAGAGTCTGGTAGCAGGTAATATTATACGGTTAAAGTACAACGTGTGCAATGGATTCATTCCAAACGGTATCAGCTCGTTTACAGGACCTTCACAGTTAGTAGGTAATAATATCTACACAGTAACAACTACCGCCGCAGCTCGCGGCGGACAGTTCCAAGAAACAACCGAGCAGATAAAATCATCGGCGCCGAAGTTCTTTAATGTACAGGAGCGCGCCGTAACTAGAAATGATTATCGTACGGTACTTCATAATAATGCTGCGGATCTACAGACTATTAGTGTTTGGGGTGGAGAAGAGAATAAGCCGCCTGTATATGGAAAGGTTTATATCGCTGCTAAACCTCACGGTGCTCTAACTCTAACAGATCAGCGCAAGGAAGAATTGATTGCTCTTTTGAAAGAGCGTAATGTGGTAACGGTTGACCCCGTAATGGTAGATCCAGAATATCTTTATGTTGTTCCTGACGTAGAATTAAGATATGTACCAAATGCTACTACTAATGATGGTGATGGTTTAATCAATTTAGTTAATTTAGTATTTGGTGCTTATAATAGTAACATCATAGGACAGTTCTCAAGATCATTCTTTAAGTTTGCATTCCAACAAGCTGTTAACAGTATAGATGCTGCTATCATTAACATTAAAGTTGGTATAAGGATGCAGAGACGATTTATTCCTAATACTGAAATAACACAACAGTATACACTGCAATATAATAACGAATTATTCAATCCTCATCCAGGACACAAATATACAGTAAGCTCAAGCTCATTTACCTTTAATGGATTCACTTGCTATTTTGATGACGATGGAAATGGTAATCTCAGGATATACAGATTGAATGAAGGTGAGAGAGTGTATGAGGATGAAAGAGCTGGTACAGTAAACTATAATGTTGGTGAGATAGTTATTAATCCAATTAAGTTTTCAACGTATAGCGGTGATGCTATAAAACTGATGGCAATACCGAAAGAAGATTTTGTTGCTGCTGTTAGAAGTCAAATTATTCAACTTGCTGATGCTTCTATAACTGTTATAGATCAAAAAACTGGTAAGACGGAAGCTGTATCAAGATCACTTGCCGCAACCACTTCATCTACATCAGCTACTGATACTGGTGTTGTAACTTCATCGTCGACGTACTAAATGGCTGCAGAACATAAGACATCGGTACTAATAGAATCTCAACTTCCGGAATATTTGCGGGAGGAGGGACCTAATCTCGTTGCGTTCCTCAAAGCATACTATCAGTGGATGGAGACAACCGGCCAGGTTACCAATGTTTCAAAAACTATCTTTCAAAGTAAGGATATTGACACAACCAATCTTGACAACTATTACACTCATTTTAAAAATTTAGTACTATCAGAATTTCCAGAAGAAATAAGAGCTGACAAAAGACTCGTATCTAAAAAGATATTGGATCTTTATCAAAGCAAGGGTTCCGACCTTTCATACAATTTGCTGTTTAGAATATTGTATGGAGTTGATGTAGAGGTATTTGATCCTAGCGAATATATTTTGAGAGCATCAGATGGTAGATGGATTAAAAGAACAACCATTCAGCTCGGAGCTCCTTTCTCTGGTAACATTGACGATATTATTGGAAAACAGGTAACTGGTCAAACATCTGGAGCAAAGGGTACTGTAACTACAAGTATCACTACGTTTGAGCTTGGTGTTGAAGTAAAGAAACTTACGCTAACAGAAGTAACTGGAACCTTCCTTGACTTTGAGCAAGTACTTACTAGTGATACTATTGGAGGTTTTATTCAAAGTCTAGCAGGACCGCTTGGTGATCTTAGGTTCGGTACAGCTACTTCTAGTGGTGGTGCTGGACATCAGCTTGGAGATAATGTAAGATTTACTGGTACGTCTGGCTCTGGTGCTAATGGTATAGTTACAAGTACAGTTAATACACCTTCAGCTGGTACCATAACTAATATCAGAGTAGTAAATCAAGGTTCAAACTTTAATTCACTTGAGCCAGTAACTGTTACAAATCTTTCAAGATCTGGAACAACCAATGCATCAGGTGATCCAGTAGTTGTAGGTGCTGTTACTGAGACTGGTAGTTATCAAGGTACTAAAGGATTTTTGTCGTGGGATCAAAAGTTGCACGACAGCTATTATTATCAACAGTATAGTTATGTTTTAAAGTCATCAAAAGCACTTAATGTATACAGAGATATAGTAAGAGACATCTTGCACCCAGCTGGAACTAGAATGTTTGGCCAGGTAGACTTTGATGTTAACATTGATCTAACTACACTGCAAGTTGATTCACTGCTTAGCAGTACTTTGATCAAGCCTTCTAGCATAGCTTCAACTACAACGTTTAGTTCGAACACTGTTGTGTTTGCACCAAACATTGATGTACAAACACCAATATCATCTGGCTTGGCATTTGGTACCAATAAAGTATTCGTTGCAGCTAATGGATTTATTAATGTTGTTAACAACCAAGTTATATCAAGCTACACATCTAGAACAATCTCTAGCTTGTTGAACCAGCCAGTAATTATTGGTACAGCGAAGGTTGTACAGGGTGATGGTAACTTTAACTTCTCAACCTTCTTGAGAGGTGGTCAGGAGATCGAAATACAAGATATTACACCAGGAGGTACTGGCAACACGAGCTATATAGTTAATACTGTCTTTACTAGCACGACGTTCACTCTTAATACTAACTTTGTTGGTACAACTACTTCTAACGCCATATTCAGGTACATCACTTAACTGGTAAGTCTAAACTATGCCTAACCTTATAAGTAAAAAATTCAACGTGCATATTGCACAGCAGTTCAAAGAAGCATTTGATGAATCAAATCCTGACAACATGTACTTGTTTTATTCAAGGATAGATCCTTGGGCTGACGATAGTAATCCTACTACTCTAACTGATACTCTGTTTACTGATAGAGATACTTGGCGTGGTATGTTTGCTTTCAAAAAAGTATCAAACAATAACATTACTCTTGCAGTTAACAAGCACTCATGGGCAGCTAACACAACGTATGTTGAGTATAGTGATCGTAATGCAGACTTAGCTGATAGTAACTTTTTTGTCATAACCAGTAACAACGAAGTATACAAGTGTTTGTTTAATGCTAATAATGCAAAGAGTACAGTTCTTCCAACTGGACGATCAACTTCCATTATTGAAACTAGCGATGGTTATAAGTGGAAGTTTATGTATGATATTAGCCAAGCAGATATGAATAGGTTTGGTGGTCTTAATCATATTCCAGTAAAGACACTTATATCTAATGATGGTAGTGCTCAGTTCCAGGTTCAGCAAGCTGCTGCTAATGGATCAGTACCGATATATGAAGTAACTGCTGGTGGATCTGGTTATCTGCATGATAGAGGTACACTTGCTGGAGTAACTAATACTACTGCCATAAGTATAGCAAGTAGTGGAAGCGGTACTGATAATGTTTACAATGGTTCAGCAATCTATATTTCAAGTGGTGCTGGAGCAGGACAGCAAAGAGTTATCACAGCATATAATGCTACTTCAAAATTAGTAACAGTAAATAATGCTTTTACCGTATCACCCAATACTTCTTCAACTTACCACATTGGACCACGGATAAATATAGTTGGTGATGGTAATGGTGCAGAAGCATATGCTAATGTAATATCTGGCGCAGTTACTAAGATTACTGCAATTGATGAAGGAAGCAGCTACTCAAGAGCCAAGGTAGTTATATCGGCCAATCCATCGTTTGGTGCTAATGCAACTGCCATTACATATTTGCCAGATGTTGGTGGACATGGTTCTGATCCAGTTAATGAGTTGTTTGGAAAGAACGTGACTCTAAACATCCAAGTAGTTGGTGCTGAAGGAGGGTTCTTCCCTGCTAACAACGAATTTAGATCTTTTGGTCTTATTAAAGATCCGGAAGAATTAAGCACAGGAAACATTGCTACTGATTCTAGATACAATCAAGCGACACGGTTAACATTGTCGTCAGTAAGCGGATCTGGAGCATTTGTTGAAGATGAGTTTGTAAGTGGTGGTACATCTGGTACAAAGGCAAGAGTAATATATTTTGCTAATACTAATGCAGCACAAACAAAAGGTGTATTACATTTAACATATACTGAAGGTTATTTTGCAAACGCAGAAACTATAACAGCTAACACTAGTAGTATTACGGGAACAGTAACCGCAATAGCAAGACCAGAGTTAGTACCATTTAGTGGACGAATTCTGTTTACATCTACACAAGAACCGCTTCAAAGAGTTGACGCACAGACAGAGAATTTTACAATTACCGTCAGGTTTTAAAGAGAAACAAACATGACTGCTAACAATAATCTAGTAACTAACTTCAACGTAGATCCTTACTACGACGACTTCGATGCTGAAAAGAACTTTCATCGAATTTTATATCGACCTGGATTTGCCGTTCAAGCTAGAGAACTTACTCAACAGCAGACTATTCTTCAAAATCAAATCCATCGATTTGGTAACCATATTTTTAGAGACGGCTCAGAAGTATCTGGAACTTCTGAATTCTTAGATCAAGTAGGCGTATTTCGTTTAAAGGCTACTTACGGTGGATCTGCTATAGACATTTCCTCGTTCGAAGATAAGTTTGTTCGTACTAGAAACTCCCAAGAATTATACAAAGTCAAAAAAGCAGTTGCAGCAGCTGGTGGTGATTTTAACCACATTTACGTTCAGTATATTCAGCAAGCTAACACTACAGCAAACTCTATAGTTTTAGAAAGTAGGGTATCTAATAATGAAGTAATTGATTTTGGCTCTTCGTACGTCAATGCTAATAATGTCTTTTTCCCGTCTGCTAATGCTGGAGCTGCACAAATTCTTGCAACTGGTGATACTAATGTTTCAAAACTTCCAGTAACTCGAGGCTTTTTGTATTCTGCTGATGAGTCAGTTCATTACCACAAAGGACTATTCATCAGGGCACCAAAGCAAACTATTGCTATAGCTCCAAATACTTCTCACATTATGAGTATTGGATACACGTCTACAGAGACACTTGTTAACTCTGATACAGACGATACTCTAACAGATCCGGCTAGAGGAAGCTACAATTATACAGCACCTGGAGCTGATCGTCTCAAAGTGGACCTTGTACTTACTGCAAAACCCATCAGTGACGTATCTGCGCCTCCATTGACTTCCAATAATTATTTTGAAATAGCTCGAGTAAAAGATGGTGCCTTTATTTCTAAAAGATCTACACCTGATTACAGTTTGCTAGGAGATGTACTGGCTCAAAGAACATTCGAAGAATCTGGAAACTATTCAGTAGAAGGCCTAACTTTAAGAGTTGCTAATACAGATGCTGCAACGTCTAACCTTGCTGTACGTTTTTCTCCAGGTACTGCTTATGTACAAGGTTACAGAGTAAGAGTTCCTGGTAATAGAGACGTTCCTCTTCCCAAAGGAAGACAGAAAGATACTATCACTGAACAGAAAATAGAAACACTGTATGGTAACTTTGTAGTTGCCAACACATTTACAACTGGAATTATGGGTGTAAATGAACGTGTAGAATTACATGATAATGTTACTCCTGGCTCTACAACAAAGGTTGGTGAAGCACTTATAAAGAACATTGAATATTTGTCAGGAACAGAAGATCAAAGAACTTATAAAGTATTCCTATACGATATAAGAATCACTAGTGGTAATAGGAATTTAAATCATGTTAAGAGTGTAATTAAAGGAACACATTCAGCCATTACTGCTAAGTTCTCTATTCACAGTACAAGTGTTACTTCGTTCAGCAAAACCGGAACACTTACAAGTGGATGTACTGATGTTAGATTGACTAGTGCTGCTGGCGTCAAAGTTGGTATGGCGGTAATCAACAACGGCTTTGTTTCAAATACGTTTGTAAGAAGCATTACGTTTGATACTGTAAATCTATCAAGTGCAGCAACTGTTTCCAACACCGATTCGACTATTACTTTTGAAAAATTACTATTATCTGATCAAGACTTTAATCGTTCATTCTTCTTGATGCCGCATACTAATGTGGCAAATGTGATAAATGTTGATTATAAGTTCAAAAGAAAATTCAGTGCTGTATCTTTCTC